TTTCTTTAACAAGATTACTATTCTGGATTCTTAGGCTTTCGCAAGTCTTATTAATGTTGTCTTTTTCTATTGATAAATCAATTATTTGATCTATCAATTCATCGATGATTTTTTCATTGTTATCCATCACGCTTTCGTTTCGTTAAAAGATTCAACACCCCAAATATCTGTAATACCGTATCTAGCAAAGATTTCTTCTATAGCTGAAATCTGGCTTTTTTTTGGTTCAACCTCACCTCTAAGACGAGCATAAAACTGGCTCTTTGTAAGAATTCCAAACGCATCCATCAATCGTTTGCATACCTCTTCTCTGAAGCAAGGAGGTATTTGACTCCAACCTCTATTGAAACTCGATTCTGGTACAATTTTTTTGGTCTTTTTCATTTCTTCCATTGCGATTTATTATTATTTTTGTTTTGTTTTGACGCTGTAAAGATATGAATTTTTCGTGAATTACACGCAATTTTTCGTGAAAATTTTCATATAATTTTTAAATTATTCTATAAAATGTTTATTATGAAGGAGTTACAGATAAAAGAATTTCGTGAAAAAATCGGACTTACACAGGAAGAATTTGCCCAAAAAATTGGAGTTTCAACCAGAACAGTACAAAACTGGGAAAACGGAGGTGAGATACCAAAAACAACAAGAAAGAAACTCGAAACAATGATTCAACAAGAATCACAATGCCAAGCAAACGATTATATCAGTAGAATTCTTGATATGATGGAGGAAGATAGACGTTTTTTTAGAGAATCTATTACAAGAAGTCAAAACGAGATCGATCGTCTTATTGCTTTATTTGAAAAGCAATATGGAATAGAAAATCCCTTGTTTAAAGAAAAAACTGCTTAACTATAAAACTATGGCCACAGACAAAGCACAAGCCGAAAGATTGAAAGAACTTATCGAGATTGATTATCACACAAACCCAGCTGGATTTGCCAGAAAATGGGGCGACAGCCGGGCGCAAATCCTCTATAACGTACTGAGCGGAGCGAACGGTATCACCAACAACCTCCTCGATAAGATATGCGGAGCATACCCCGAAATCAACAGGGCGTGGATTCTCACCGGCCAAGGAGATAAATTCCTTGACCCCACCAAGGCCCCCGACTCCGAAACCAGGGTACGGGACATGGAGATCGAGCGGCTGGTGGCCATCATCGAGAGCCAGCAGCGCACCATCGAGGCCCTGACCAAAAAACTGACAGGCCATGACTGACACGGAGAAACGGCTGGTCGAGGCCATACGGTCGCTGCAGGCCAATGGAACCACCCTCGAGGAGTTCGCCGTGGCTTGCGGAACCTACAAACAAAACGTGTCCGCTTTCATGCTGGGGAAACGTGACGCACAAATCCGATGGATCGAGGTGTGCTGCTCATCGTTCGGATTCGACCCTTCCTGGCTCATTCTTGGAAAACCAAAAGACACCACACTATGAAAAAAACACTTGCAATAACAACGCTACTGCTGGCCGTAATGCTCGGCAAGGCACAAACGGCAGACAGTCTGTCGATGGTGCTGCAGCACCTGGCACAGACCAACAAGGAAATCTCGTGCATGAACGACAACCTGCGGCTGCACTCTCAGATAGCCGTCGGCTCCTTCGTCATGATGGGCTTTTCCGCTTTCAGCTTCTACAGGTCTTCGGTGGCCGAGGCTACCGGCCCGACGATACACCACTCCGGGCCCAACGGCTCATGGACAGAAACACCTACCGACTGGCCCAGTACATGGAAAACGATTGGCATAACGACGGGCATCATCGGAGTGCTGGGGTTCGTAGGATCCTACCTCCCCTTGTGGACAAATAAGATTTCCCTTGACGGGCGTGGCCTCGTTATCTCTCTGGATGGAAAGGGGGTAGGCAATGGCACCCGCTGAGCTGAGGTTCATCGAGGCCTTCGAGCTGCTGAGGTCGGCCGGCAAGATCGGAGTGAGGGAGTTCTGCCGAGAGGTAGGCGAACACCCGGGTACCTTCGGAACGTGGAAGTCCGGGAAGTCAAACCGCCGTGCAAGCGTGGAGTGGTTCACGGCATTGTGCGGACATGGCGTCTCTGCCGATTGGCTCCTGACGGGCAACGGGCCGATGATGAGAAGTTAGTTAATTTCCAAAATCGAACAAATCTTGCCGATTTTAGCACGTTTCTTTCCAAAAATCGAACAATTATTGCCGATTCTGGAACAGATCGAGAACAGCCCTGTTCGCCTCCCACACCTTCGACCAGTCACGCTCGACGTAGATATCCGTTATCCTGTCGGTTCCCCGGCTTGCATGATTCAGGCCCTGGTGCACGGTGTCGAAATCGAAGTTGCAGGCATTCCTCGCCAGCGTCGCCCAGGTGTGCCGTGCATGTAAGGTGGTCAGCTTCTCGATGCCGAGGGCCTTGCCTATCTCCTTCAAACCCTTGTTGACATTCTGGTTGAAATTCTTGTGTGTCGAATATCGGTCGGCGAAGTCCAGCAGCTTCACGGCGCCCTTGTGCCTGTCGATGATCTCCTTTGCCTCAGGCTCCACCCTTACCTTCATCAAAGCCTTATCTTTCCTCACGCTGTCGGTCTTGGCCCTGTTGTAGGTGATCACGCCGCCCTTTAAATCCTTCTTTTCCGCAAAATACATGTCTATGGTGTTCATCCCGATAAGGCAGAGACTCAGCAGAAGCGCATCCTTGGCCACTGCCGCACGCAGTCCCTCGGGCTGGTATGCCATTATCGCCTTCACCTGCTCAACGGTCAGCGTTCGGTGCTCGGTGACGGGCTGGGGTGGGATGAGACCCTTTTTGAACGGTTGCCGTGGGATGCGGATAAGCCCTACATCCTCATCGTTGAACTCGGCCCTTGCGAGGTTGTGCAGGTGACGGAGGCACGAAAGGTAATAACTCACAGCCCTGCAGCCCTTTCCGCTCTCCTTCTCGATGAAGGCCCGGAAATCCACCAACAGCGGATAGGTGATTTCGTTGATGTCGATGGCCTCCTTTTTCGTGAAGCGCCGCAGTGCGTTGAGGCTTGACCTGTAACCCTCGGCGGTCTTCGGTTCCATCGCCGCCATCTTGCCTTTGGCGTACTCATGGAGGTCGAGACGGAAGCCCTGGGTTTGCTTTAGCCTTGCGGCTATGGCTTCCCAAAGGTCGCCGCAGCTGTAGAACTCGGCACCCTCGATGGAGGCCTCAGCCTTCCTCAGGGTGTCAAGCTGGCGGTTGACCACCTCCAGCACGTAGCTGTCCCGGATTTTCGACAAATCCCTGCTCAGCTGCTCCTTTGAGACGTACACGGAGGTTGGCTTGCGGATCACCGTCCTGTTGTGAATCATGCGTATCCTCACCTGATAGGTGCCATCTTTCCGCCTGTAGTCGGATATGTCGTAAGTAAAAGTAGCCATAACGTGTTCCCATTTCTGCAACTATTCTGCAACAATTCACCCGCAAAATTAGCCAAAAAGTGAAATAAAGTGAAAAAACGGGCAATAAAAAAACCGCAAACCCACTGGGCTTGCGGCCTTTTGCGGTCCGGACGAGGCTCGAACTCGCGACCTCCTGCGTGACAGGCAGAAGCGAAAAAGCCGCCCAAACCGCTAATTACTATTATGTTATGTTTTTATTACTCTTCAAATTCTGCAACTATTCTGCAACTTCTGTAAAAAAGCCGTCATTTCTGGCGGCTTCAAAAAATAGGAACATCGAAGTGTTGCTCATTCGACACTGCAAAGATAACGCTTTTCCCTTACCAAACAAAAAAGGCCGACCGAAATTGCTCCCGGCCGGCCTCAAAAAATGGGAGAATATATTAGAACGAGAAGCCCACGACTGCACGAGCGGTGGCGTGCTTGTCGTAGTCATACCCGGCGGATGCACCTATAACGAATCGCCCAAGACGCCTTGTGTACATCACAGAGGCATCGTTGAAACCCGCCACGATCGAAATGGTGTTGTTGTATCTCGGCCCCTCGACAGGAACCTCCACCCTCTCGGTGATGTACTTTGTCTGCTGGTAGAAGTTCATGGAGTCGATTCTTGCGTCAAAGCCCGAGTACCAAATATCGGCAATGCCCGGGACGTTGGTGTGATGGTGGGTGATGTTGACAAAGACATAGCAGGTGTCATGTTCCCAGCAGGTATCGTGTACCGTTATGGACAACGGCTTCGGCTCTTCGCCGATTACCGAATCCTTGACCGCCTGGGTCTCTGTCGGATTTGTCGGCTCTGCCGGCCTGACCTTGATGGTATCTTCTACGGTGGTGGTGTCACGCTGGGGCTCGTTCTGTTCAAACAGTCTCTTACCCCTATCATAACCCACCTTGGCACCGAGGCCGAAGAAAACCATCGACAGCAACATGCCGAGCATGATCAGCGCAAACAGCGTATATATTTTCTTTTCCATCATTCAAGATATTGGATTTCGTCAATATACGCCCATTTCGTCCACGGTCTCGCCTTGAGGTAGGTCTTCACCACACCCCAGCGATGGCCACGGGCCTCAATGACCCATCCATCGCCGATGTAAACGCCGACATGGCCTTTCATGAAGACCAGGATGCCCGGCACGTCCGGCATGGTGGAGATACTGCCCTTCCGTGTCGAGCGTTTGTACTGCATATCGGCCGACACATCCGGGAAACCGTTCTTATAGATATAGTGCGTCGAGTCGGCACCGAGAGTCCACATGTAGCCCTTGACCAATCCGATGCAGTCATGCACTTTCTGGCCGAACTGCTCCTCAAAGTCCGTGGCGGTGTAATACCTCGGATAGGCTTTTTTGCGGTTGATGTAGAGCTCCAGCGAAGCCTTCTGGCCGAACGTTCCGTACCAGTAAGGCCGCCCAAGTTGCGCCTTGCAATACTCCACAAGGCCCTTGTTGTTTTTTTCCATCAAATTCATGACTGCTCCTATTTGTGATAGTAATACAATTTTGTTTGACGGCAGCAATTCTTGACCTTCTTTCCGCTTCCGCACGGACACGGCTCGTTGCGGCCCAATGTCCTGACGAGCAGTGTCTGGTCTGCTGCATCCTTCGGGGGTCGGATCACCTCGACCTTTCTACGCTCTTTGTTCATGGTTCCTCCTTCCCCTGTTGCTTCAAGGCCTGGGTTACGGCATCCTTGAAGGTTTTGCTCTCGAGCAGCTTTACAAGCAACTCCCCAGCCTCCGAGAAGTCCTTTTGCGTCTTTTTGTCGGCCTTTTCCAGTATGCTCTTAATCTCGACGAACAATAGGAACAACCCAACAATACATGTCAACACTGGGGATCCAGTGATGATGTGCAGACCGATCTGGTCAAACAACCGGCTGAAATAAATAAGCAAATCCATGCCGAAGCCGATAAACATGCCTCCCTCATAGGTGATAAACTTCATCAAGGTGCGTTTTAATCCCCAAGAACTGCGGAATTCACCACGTTGCTTCGCCTTGTAAAGCCCGCTTATCAGGTCTATCATAATGGCGAAAAAAACGATGATGCAGGCAATGACAACTAAAACGGTCATCTCCTTGATTTTAATCCAGTTAAACATGGCACACCTCCTTATCCGAAGATCTTGTCCTTGAAGTACCAGTATACCTTATTTCCGTCTGGCATGTCTTCATCGTGGAACCAAAAAACCTTTGCTGCCTTAATGATTTCCGATTTAGGCATTCCAGTTGAGCCAAGATCGTGCGCGAATGCGTTGGCGGCAACATACGCATCCCATCTGCATTCTTCGATTTTGTCCTGGTTAATGTCGCCAAGAAGATTCAAAGCCTCGTTAGGCGTGATTGCCTCTCCCATAACTTTCTTTCCATCTTGCGCCGTGTGCCACATGTCGGCAACCAGTTTCTTTGCCAACCATTCGTTGATGTGCTTGCCATTCATGGCCTCGTACTGCTCCTCCTTGAACTTGCGCACATGGTCTGGATGGTGCTCGGCTACCTTATCGAGGAAACCGTCAACCTTTGCAACGGCATCCCACATCTGCTTTTCGTTTCCGTAGGAACTTTTGATAATTTCGTAGTAGTTCATTTTTTTCTCCTTTTTTTATTCGATTACCTCATACTTGGCGTATTCCTCGACGGGAAGGTTTTTGCGCAAAAGGTCGCGCAGCTTCTCCAGGTCGGACTTCTCGAGCTCCACCGTGTTGAACAGCGATACACTGCCCTTCTTGTCGGCCTCCTCAATCATCGATTCGACGAGCTTGGCGGCGTAGGACGGAATGTCCTGTTCCTGCACACCGAGCTTGGCGATGGCGTTGCCAATCATCGGCTCGATGAGTATCTCGGAAGCTGGCACGGCGAGGACTGAGAGGTCGTTGGCGATGGAGTAGTCTTGTTTCACGGGGAAGTATTTCTTCACCCATTCGTTTGCGGCCTGCACTTGCTCTAACTGACCGAGGCGGCTGGCCACGACGCTGTCAATCATAGGCTTGGCCCATTTGACGATGACTGCTGTGAGTTTCTGTGAATTGCTGAACATGGACGATAGTATTGTGGGCAGGTGGTGCCGCAACCGTGTACGACACCACTTGCCCTGGTTGGTTTATTGTCCCTGTTGGGTTTGGGTGGTTTGGGTGGCAGTTCCGCCGGTCGTCGGAACAGGGTCGATGGAGGTGATCGGCACCACGAACTTAGTGATGTCGCCCAGTTGCTTCTGCATCATGGCGATGTTCTGCTGCTGGACGGCGTTCCAGGTCTGCTGCATGCCGATTTGTTGCTGCACACCAGCCATGGCGCGGTCGGTGTACTGCTGGCCTTTCAGCACGGCGATTTCGGTGTCTTTGGCGATGCTTTCGCGGATGAGGCCCAGCTCATAGCGGGTGACGGGGCGGTCGCCTTCGCTCTGGGGTTGTTGGTTACGAGGGCCGATGAGGCCGCCGAGGATGCCGAGTGAGCCTGCGGTGCCGACTGCACCGAGGACGGTGTTGAGGTTTGATTGACCCTGAGAAGCAACGTTGACTTCTCCGTTTTCAGTTTTAATTTTCATAGTTTTAAAATTTAATGTGTTAATAATAAGTTTGTTAAGCGATTAAATCGCAGTTTATTTAGAAATACTCTTCATCTGGAGTAAGACTTTGCAACCAATTCATTTCATTTTCCAATGCATTGATATCATCGCGCCAGTTCTGTCGTTCGTTGAGTTTGTCTGCATAATCCTGTCTGGTTGCAGCCCCTTCGGCAATCTTCACGCCGATGTAGTCTGTGGATGCAAGTCTGCACTTGAGTTCGTTGATCATTGCGGCCTTCTCGTTGATGGCCTGGTTTTTTTCTTGCTGTGTCATGGTTAAGAGTTTTGATGGTGAAACAATTCTCTTTTGCGCCTTTTGGCGATAAACTTATAGTAATCGGATTTCCGGTAACCCTTCTTGATGGTCACCTTCAGCCATTGCTCCTCATCGAAGTCGAACACCTTAGCCCACGACGATTCCTTCAAGCGTGTGAGCTGCCTCTTTCGGTAGTTGTAGCTCGTGGTGTGTTTGAGGAGGCCGCAGCAGCTGTTTACAACCGACATGAACCTGTCCTTGATGGCGAGCATGTAGCGGCGGTCACCCTCCGCTTTTTTGATGGCCACGGTGATCTTCCATGCGAAGTTGTGCATTAGACGCTTCGAAGGCAGGATGAGGTCGTATTTTAGGCGATAGCCTAGGAGTTCTATTCCCTTGCTGTAATGCTGGAAGTAGAATTTATCAGGGTGGATGGTGAAGTGGCATTCGCGCTCAACGAATTCGGCGATGATGGGACGCTTGGCCAGGAATCCCTCTTTGTCCGTGGTCACGCCTCCGTTGTCATCGGTGTAGTGCGAGAAGGCGAAGACGATACAGGCCATGAAGAAAAGGAATGGCGTTGTGGCCAATAGAACAAGACCCTGCGATGTCACGTTGCCGATGGGGATGCCGAAGAACGACGCTTTCCCGATCTGTTTCTTGTGTTCCGGCACGAGGTTGAACATGGCCGGGTGGCAAGCGATGTAGCATCCGCATTGTGGCAGGCTCTGGTAAACGACGCGGGCGATGTACTTGAGGGTCTCTTTGTCGCTCCCCTCGACATGGGTGTCTATCCAGTCGGCTACCAACGGTGCCCATAGTTCCGTGTCGATGCTCATGAAGAATGACTTGAAGTCGAACTTGTAAACCCAAGCGTCTCGGGTGTAGCCCTGGGTGGCTTCGAAGATGGCCTCCTGCAGATGCTGGACAGCCCGGAGGCCTCCCTTCCCTTTGCGGCATGCGTAGGAGTCGGGGTGAAGGTATTGCTCCATGGCCGGGAGCATCCTCTGAATGAGGTAGGTCTGGATGATCCTGTCCCGGAAGTCGGCGGCTATGATCTCGCGCACCTTGGGACGCGTGATGACAAAAGCCGTCGATGGCTGGGGCTGGTATTCCATGTTGTCGATGTCCCGCTTGATGTCGGCGAGGTTGTCGAAGCAATGAAGACGAAAGCGCAGGTGTGCCGCCTTGCGCTTTTTGTTTTTCCTTGCTATGAGGTAGTAGCGGAACCATTCCGATGAAGGAATGCAGCCCGAAGAACCCGCTTCGTTGTGGTCAGAATCGAGGGCAACACGCACCCGGTTGTTGTTGATACGGTTGTTGTTGTTAAGGTTGCCGTTAGTCCCGTTGAAGATCAACTGGTTGTTGACGTTGTTGGCACCGCAAAGGTTTTGCTCACTATTTCCGATAGCACTACTCATTTTTCGTTAAGCAGTATAGTGTCCTTTTAATCACAAGTTCTCTGGCCGTCCGTGGATAGGCCAAGCTGACTCTTTTGCGAGTTCGCGAGTTTTTCGAGCTGCTTCCGCAAGTCCGGGATGTTGTCGATGTACCATCCCGCGTATTCGTTTCCAAGGCATTGGTTGTCGGCAGCCAGAAGAATCCTCGATTCGATTTCCTGCGTGAGGTCTATCGCCTCGAGGAAATTCTTCAGCTTCCGTTTCTTGTCGAATCCGTCAAGCCCTCGTACAACGCAGTCTATCAACTCCAGGGACTTGTTGACTGTGTTAGTACCAAGGGTGTACCTGAACACATGGAAATGCTGGTACGATTTCATCACCGCATCGGCAAGCTCCATCGCCCTTGTGTACACCTCGTATTTCGACAAATCGGCCATTGTATGGAAGAATTAAGATTTTAAGATTTTCAGATATCCTCGTATTCCAAAGCGAGGGCAACACGCACCCGGCCGTTGCCGACACGGCCGTTGCTGCCAAGGCCGCCGCGAGTCCCGTAGAAGACCAACTGGCGGTTGACGCTGCCGGCACCGCAAAGCTGATAGGTGCTGCTGCCGAGGATGATAGTACCGCCTCCTGCAACGATGGCACTGTTGAGAACGTCGTTTGCATCGAGGGTCGATGTACGGCTGGTGGCCTCTCGCATGATGCGTGAAATCTCACCCACTCCGAGCTCATGCCAGTTGCCAGGCTCAAAGCCAGTGGTGAATCCTGCCACTGTGATGCCGTAGGCATTTGCGGCAGCTGGGCCGGGGAACGCATCGATGAGGCTGCCGTCGAAGTCGGTCAGCTTCACAGCCGCCAGCTCCTTGGTTGCCTTCTCGCCAGTGCGCAGGGTCTCTGCCGTCTTATATGGCGCATCGTAGTCAATCATGCGCAGACCGGCGCAGACATCGGCATAGGCGAACCAGTCGCCACCGTACTTGTTGTAGAGGGCGATGCCGTCGGCTCCGCCCACCGTTCCGTCAGCGCACGAGTTGAAGGTGGCCTGGTTCATGAAAGCGGTCATTTCGTCGCCGAACGTGGTGGCCGTTGCCAATGTGCGGATGTACTCGGTATATTGCGCCTTGTGGATTCTTCCTGTTCCATCCATGCCTCTCATGTCCATTGCGCTGTAGCCGATCTCGGTGAGGTCGCAGTAGTTGGCCAGCGTGTCCCACGACACCTTGCCATTGACTTCGGTACCGTCGGCCTTGATGGCCTTAAGCCATGTGTGGGCAAGACCTCCGCTCACAACGGCGATGTCGGTAGGCCAGCTCTTGATGCCGATGCCGTCTGCGAGGGCCTGGAACGTGACATAGGACGCATAGGAGCCGGTTTTTGCCGCCGTCATGGCCGTGGCAATGTCGCTGTAGCTGGCCCCGGCTTCGTAGGTGAACTCACAGGCGAAGCTGTTCGCCGTGATCTTGGCCGTGCCGCCGTTCTCGAGGTCGAAACCTGTAAGTTTTGAACGGCTGTATTGGCTGAACATCTTATCTCCGAGGCTCTGGACGCCGACGAAGAAGGGGCGGTTGTCGATGTCGCCGAAATAGACGGACTTGCCATCAACGTAGCGGTCGGTGTCGAGCAACGCAAGCTTGAAGCCGTTTCTGCGGATGACCTTTTGGCGCATTTCCACTTTGTCATAAACGAGGTGGTCGCCAATGCGCAACATTCCACGAAGCAGTGGGATAGGTGTGTTGATGGCGTCGATGACGATCTTGCCTTGCACCAGCGATACGTTGGTAGTGTCGGTCGCCCTGTTGGACGCTGCACTGTAGGATTCCTGTGATTCGTATTTGTTCAGTTTCTTCATTGTGATTTCCTCCTATTGTTAAGCGTTGGTGATGGGTTTCCAAGCTGCGGCGGTAGGTTCGGTTCCAGTGTAGGATGCCTTGTACCACACCTCGTTTGTGGTGTCGAAATACTCCTGACCGTTGAACCTCGGCAGGATGGTTGGCGCACCGGCTCCCCTGGCAAGGGCACTGCCCTCGGTGACGGACATATCGAGACGGCGTGCCACCTCGAGCTGCTGCACTTTCAGATAAGGCAATCCTTTCTGGAACGACTCGGCGATGCCGTTCAGCTTTTCCTCATGTTCGGCAAGTGCGGCGGCGATAACCTCCGACATCTCACCCTCAACGTAGGAAACATTGTTGAACAGGATATCCTTGCCGCTCTGGTAGAACTCCTCCGTGACATAGGCAGCAACGGCCACCAGCTCGTTGTTGTACATGAAGTAGGAGAGACCGTAGTCGTCAACGGTGTTTTCCCTAATAGTTGAGGCGTTGGCAATGTTGGTCGATGTCACGCTGGCCTTCTCATAATAGAAGATGTCGTTGGCGGTGAATGACGCCACGAGGTCTTCTACGCTGCTGATCGTGGTGCTCTCGATGGTGAGCGTGGTACCCTCAACCACAAGACCGGGATAGATGCAATCCCAAAGTCCGTTGGAGGCCATACCCGAGACGGTGGCCGTGTAAACGTACTTGGTAATTGGGTTCTCGCTGTCCTGGTTGTCGATAATGGTGGTCTTCGTCCATGTGAAGCCGGAGAGCAACCCACGGTCGTTCCTTGCGTAACCCTTTCCGACGGCGAAGTTGACCTCATCGTATGAGGAGTGATCTGGCCCAACGAGGGCGGAGAGGCCCCATGGATGCACTGTCGTAATGGCCGTGCCGATGGCCTTGGTGACGATGCTGTAGGTGCCACCTTCATCCTCGTACTTGCCGCTCCATTCGAGGTGGCAAGCCGGTACCACATCGTCCGGCATGATGATGGTGAGCCATCCCTGAGTGGCCGGTGTGTAGTATTTCACGCTGTTGTGCGTGTGGTAGGTGCAGGCGGTGCCATAGGCCGAGGTGGTCGGCTTGGTGTTGGAAAAATACACACCGTTAGGCGTGGAAGTAGCCAGCACCTTATAGCCGTTGTTTTCCTGTGTTGTGCCATAGGCTCCCCACGCTCCTGCGATGACAGGGAAATAGTAGGCCTTTTTGCCTCCGATGGTGAGGTAGTTGGCCGAGTTTACGAGGTTCATCGATGTGCTGACGAAGGTGTCGGCAAGGAACGGCACGAGAACGCCGTTGATGAGAGCGAGGTTGCCCTTGATGCTGTCGAAGAATGCCGGGCCGTTCTTTAGGTCTGCATCGCCTCCTGTGCTCTGGCCCGAGTATTTGTGCGTGAAGATTTTAGGGGCGTTGCTCTTTGGTGTGACATCGCCGGCCACGAGGTTCGGGAACGTGCCCGAGAAGTCTGCGGTGTCCTGGATGAACTGCATGGCTACGCTCCAAGTGAGGCCGTCGTCGCTGCTGGTGCGCATGAAGATATCGCCCTGCGTGAAGGTGTCGTGCCAGTCGGAGCCGTCGGCTGAATATTGAATTTTGAGGTTGGGCGCATCGTCGCCTTTTGCGCCACGATAGGCTGATAGATTCCAGTATTTCAGTTTATGCATGGTAATCAGTTTTTAAGGGTTTGCAAAAATTCAGCGTAAAGGATCGGTTCTGTCGAAACGACCTTCAATCTGGTGCCTGGAACGATGCCGCCGACAGCGATAATACCACGCTCCTCTTCGTCCGAGTCGTCGATATAGTGAACCTTGGTGTGCTTTGCCATCTTCTGGCCACCTGGCAGGATGCCAAAGTACAGGGTGACATAGGCCGGCCGTTCCGTCTGAATGTAGAAAACGCCGTCCACGGTGTCAGCGGTGAACGGCTCGATGGATAGTTTGTCGTTGGAAATTAAACATTTCATTTTATTAGTCTCCTATGATTTTACACTGTGTCCGCTGACTGTCGGCCCTTCTCGGCCTTTCGAGATGTGCCGCCAGGTCAAGCGTTCTCTTGATATAGTCGAGCACTTGGTTGATGTGTCGGTCGGCGATGGCTGAGCATTCACGGCTTACCTGCTGTCGTTCCGTCATCTGTGCCTGGTGTGAGTAGTCACTGTCACGGCTCCGCATCCCTGAGCGTGTCACCTCGATATCGCCGCCCACGATAAGACGGGCATAGGTGTAGTATGCCACGGCTTTCTTCAACCCAGAGAATGTGTAAGTCTGCCCGTTATAGGTGTATGTGGTTCCGTTGAGCAGGTTGCTCACCTGGGCCACGTTGCCACGGATATAGGCCAGCATCTTATCGCCCAACACTGGCCGCACGTCCATTTCCTCGGCCTCCACGATGAATCTGGTTGCCTTGGAGTCGTCGATGAAAACCTCCCTTGCAAGGGATGAAATCTCACTCGGGGTTATCAATGTCGTTGTCGCTGGTGTTGGCATTTTCTGTGGTTTTTTCGGGTTTCTTTTCTACGGGTTTAACGAGAGGCTCGATTTCGAGGTTTTGGAGTGTTGGCTGTCCTGGCAAAAGCTCCGGGGCGAAGACCGACAACACCTTGTGATAGGCCATCACGAGTGCAAGCCTTTCCTTGGACGTGCGCTCCGAGTACTCAATCTTGATGTCGTTGATCAGGTCGCCACCAAAGCCGACCTTGCCGTTGCGGATGCAAAGCCAGCCCTCCTGCTGGAAGATGCTGTAGATTTTATCCTTCGTGCTGTCCTCGGTGGCGGTGAACGCCTTATCGAAGTTCTGGATGGTGAACGGCGTCCACTTCGGCACCTCTTCCTCATAGTCGGCGGTAAACGACAAAATCTTCAAGGCGTTGGTGTCGCCTTGGAGCAACGCCAGCTGTTCGTCGAAATCGTCATCTTCATCCTCCACGCTTGGGTTCGGATCGTCGGTGTCAATAGGCATTGCGTGGCGATTCTTCAACCTGGTAAGGATGCCGGCGGCGAGGAAGTTGTTACGCACGTTGCGCAACTTGACATTACCCAGGCCCTCATCGGTGAGCGCCTCCGTCAGCACACTGTCGTACCGTGGGACTGGATAAACCATGTAGCCCGCACCGCTGACATAAAGGATTTGCCCTTTGTACTGACTGATGCCGCCATCTCTTTCGATCTGTCGGCGCACCGTGTCGGGGTCTGGGTTGAACACGTCGATTTTGTCGATTTTCGACTCATCGAGGGTGTACTTGTGGCCGCTCCTTGTGAGCTTGCCAGTCCAGTCCGGGTGAACGTACACTCTCGACACATAGCCCGAGTCGTCGGGCTCCTCGAGACGGCAGTCCTGGAACGGAACGTGGAAAATCTCGCACGGGCGGCAGTGGATGTCGTAGTTTACATGGATGGCGAAGCCGTCAAAGGTACCCTTATCAACAGCGCAGAGGTGGTGAATGTCGTTCAAGGTCTCACCCCTGCGGTTGACTACCCAAGCAGCGAAGTTGATGTCGGCAAACCCTTTTCCCTCGATGAAGTCGATGTAGCGGAGCAGACACCCGGATAGGGTGGAGCTATTGCCCGCCACATTGATCAGCCACTGGGGATAGAGGTTGTCGCTGTCGTATGCTTTGATACCCCACCTGACGTTGTATGCAGGTGTGATTCTCGGCTGTGCCTTCGGTGCGTTGGACATGTTCATAACTTACTTCCCTTTCTTGGCCTTTGAGGGTTTGGCAGGTTCAGGCTCTGGATCGGGGTCTTGGTTTTGGCCGTTGTCGCCGTCGCCTTCGCCCTCATTGTCGCCTTCGCTTGAATCGGGGTCTGGGTCGCCTTCGCCTTGGCCTTCGCCGTTGTCAGCAGGAACCAGTGCAGGTTCGACTTCCTTTTTGTCCTGTGGTTCCTCTTCGGGCCAAACCTGGAATTCCTTCTCTCTCGCTTCCGGGAAGCGGCGCAAGTATTCCTCGGCTACCTCATCGGTGAGGTTATGGTTGCTGTAACACTCGGTGCCGAGCCAAATGATGACGCCGGCGAGCAGTTGATATTTGCATTTACTCATGTTTGTCTTAATTTTGAATGTTGAACAAATTTCAATAAGAGCGTCAGCGTAGCGGTTTCTGCAGGAACAGTTCGGTATATCCTTCCCCAGCAGACTCTTGTATATCTCCGCTATGAACTGGCGCTCCTCATCGCTAAACACGGAATCTCCCGCCGATAAGGCTTGCGCCCTCGGCAGGAGATTGATCCGTTGCAGAGTCAGTTCGTCCATCGTTTACGATTGAGATTGAGCACCACCGGAGCTCATATAAGCGTTGAACTTGGTCTTGGTGGCCGAGTACGAGGTATCGAACAGATATAAGCTGCTGACCGGGGCTTCGGTCTCTTCCATGGTAACGAGCCAGCCGCTGCCATAGTCGGAGTATTCGTCCTGCTCCATGGCGGTGAAGTGGAGGCCGTTGTGGAAGCCGATGATCTCGAACGCAGCGTCATCGTCCGTCGAGTTCTTATCCTTGTGCTCCAGGATGGCGACAAACTCGCCATTGAGCAGGGCATCGATAAAGCCGTTGTCAACGTCCGGGTCGTGGTCGGGGACAAAGAACTGGACGACCTTCGTCACCTTACCCGGGGCGGTCTCTTTGCTAACACCGCTTTTCTTGGTGCCGTTGAACGGCTTGGTGCCGAACTGGACGATCTTGTACCCTACCTTACCGCTGTTCAACGGCATGGTGGTGATGATATTCTGAACCTTTGTGTTATGATACACAACACCGCCGAAGTTGATGTCCGAACGGTTGATGAGGATGCCGATTCTCTCAAAACCGAAAGGGTGGTTTTGACAGGTAGCCGACAAAGCGGTAGTGATGATTCCTTCGCAATTCATAGCATTTCCTCCTATGGCTTAATATGCGACGTGAATGAGTTTAGGATCGAGAATCATCGTGCCGATGGTGTCCTTCGACAGGATGTAGTTCTTCTGCTCCTTCTTATCGAACCAGTAGTCGATTTCTGCGATGTCGTTCTGGCTCTCGGTGCCAACGAGCAAGTTATCCTTGCAGGTGTAGATGACACGGTGAGGCAGATTGTAGGCGTTGGTGTTGGTGATGTTCTGCTCGTAGGAGCGGATGATCTTATCCCAGAACGGGAGCACAATCATCGGGATGCCGTCCCACTCGGTGTACTTGATGCCCGAGAACCAGCTCTCGAATTGCATTTCAGAACCCTTGTTGTTTTTCTTGACATCCTGCTTGGCAGCATCCCACACGCTCTTGGTGCAGAGGATGACCTGGTCGCTGGCCTGGGTCAGCTCGATAGGCGCTTCCTCGATAACCTGGTCGAGCAGGTCGGATGCGGTACCGCTCACATGGAGGGTGTTGCGCTGTTGCGCCTTGGTGTTCTCGGCGTTGGCCGAAATGGTGGTGCGGCTGATGCTGGAACCGGCGACGGCGGTGAAGATGAGCTGCCAGAAGCCGTTGATGACATCGAAATACTTTTTGTCGGTGCCCGGGACCAGGGTACCCGTTGGGTTGGTGCTGGCGTTGTAGGTGGTGGCGTTCTTGTTGCCAAAGAAGGCAAAACGCAGGAGCATGTTCAGCAGGGCTTCCTCCAGGAACGGCATCAAGATGTCGTCGATGTATTCGGAGCCCGTGAGGTCGGCCACTCTGACCTTGTGCTTCAAGGCCATTTGTGCCAGTGTACCCTTGAGGGTTTCATAGCAGATGTACTCGGAAACCTGCCATTCCTTGATGTCCCAGGTCTGCTCGCTGTTCATCGTCACGGTATTGTTCCATGTGATGTTACAGCCTTCGGAGGCTTGGCCGAGCATTTCAAAGCCTTTCAGCAGGGCCACTTTCTTGCCGTGAACCTGAGCCGGCATGATACGGGCGATGTTGGAGAGCTTCTCGTTTTGCATCAAGTGAGCAAACAGGATTTCGCTCAGCTTCTGCAACGCACCATTGGGTGCTGTGAGGTTTGCAAAATTAAGATTCATTTTCTTGTGGGATTATTTGTTAAACAGTTTTTCGTACTCCTCATCCAGTTTGCTCTTGGGAGCTTGTGGTTTCGGTTTCTTTCCGCCTTCCGTCTTGGGTGGCGTGTAGGTGCTGCGCATGGACTTGACCTTCTCAAGGCCGCCGCATTCTTCGATGAAGCTGAGGGCTTCGATGTCGGCCTGGGTCTTCTTTGCGCCAGTGGCTTCGTCGAGCTGGCGCTGCAGCTCGGCATTCTGATCTTTCAGAGACTGGTTTTCCTGCTTGAGGGCTTCCTTCTCTTCGTCGGTTTCTTCCTCCTCTTCGGGTTGTTGATCACCGCTGCCGCCAGGGTTCTCTTCCTCCTTGGGCTTGATTTCCGTAATCTCGCCGTTCTGGATGATGATGATTGACCCGTCAGGCATGTGGTGCTCACCGTCCGGCTTGGCTTGGTCGCCAACTTGAGGTGTGTTCTCGTCGCTTTCGATTTCGAGGTCTGTTCCATCGTCGGTTTTCAGCGACAGTGCTTGCGGCTTGGCTTCTGCCTTCACCGCTTCCTTGATCTCCTCCTCGGTAACGCCTGCCTTACGGCAAGCCTTGAGAAGCAGAACTTTCAGTGAACTGGGTTTACTCATTTTTGATGCTGAAATTGGTTGAACAATATCCTGGACAAATCCAAGGTCTTTTGCCTCTTCCGCCGTGATGTACTTATTCTCTTTCATCAAGGCTTCGAGTTTTTCTCTGGTTTGGCCGGTGCGCTCGGTGTAGATTTTAAGCATGCGCTCCGTCTCTTCGTGGAGGTCGTTGTAGGCCCTCATCGCTTCGTCTTCTGTCATTTCCTCGCACACGTACCATGGAAGGCGAGGCTTGTGTATGCAGAAACGGCTGTTTTCCATGGCTCTCCTCTTGCTTGCGGCAAGCAGGATGATGGTGGCCATTGAGCTGCACTCACCCTCCACCTCGGCCTCAATGACAGTGTTGGGGACGCTACGCAGACGGTCGTAGATGGCGTAACCCTCGGTGCAGAGACCGCCGTTGCAGTGGATTTTCAAGACGATGGTGCCGTCATCCTCCGGCTTGGCGGCTATGGCTTCATCGATGGTGTTGAACGACACGCCGCTATCGATGCCCCAAAAGGCCAGTTCAAAGTCCTTTTGCTCATCGTTTTTGATTTCTCCGTGAATCTTGATAATCATAACTTTAGTTTTTAATCGTTGCAAAAATACTATTTTGTTCGCACAAAGCGAACATTTAGAGAAAAATTTTAATTATTTCTGAGATTTTCAATCACTTTGATACGATCACTTACCGTGTTAATCTCGCTAACGGCGACCTCCGAAGGAGGCATCTGGCTCATGGCTTCGGCTATCTGTTCGGGAGTGATGCCGCCTGCTGCGTTGGCCACGTTGGTGTAGGTGTAGGAGGTTTGGTTTTGCACTGGGACGGCTATGCCGTTGCCGATGTCGTTGATGGCCTGCACCAGACCGGGGAAGAGGGCGTTACCCTTGGCGTTGACCACTCCTTCACCGAGGCTGAGCATGGCCGGTATGCTGTCGCTTGTGCTGGTGCCCGGGCCCTTGACATACGAGGTGCCCCTTGCGAGCTTGACGCTGTTGATCGATGTGATAGCCTGCGCCATTGCGGCGATGGTGGACGCTATGGCCGAAGCAACCCTCAGGGCGTAGGTGTAAGGGTCGCCAGCTGCAGCACTTGCCACTGCCTCGGAAATAGCCACGCCTTGCTTAATGGCAACCTCAGCCAGTGCGAGGTACTTGGAGGCCTTCACCATCTCCTGGTTCTCACCTGCCACGCTCTCCATCAAATCGGATATCGAGCCAGCGATGCCGGCAAGATAGTTTGCCTTGGTCTGCTCTATCTTAATCTCAGCATCGGCCAGTTGCTTCTTTTTGTCGTTGTAGGCCTTTTGTGCCTCCAACTTACGCAGGTAGAAATCCTCATCGCTCTCCAGTTCATACTGCTGCAGGTTTTCGAGTCTCTCCTTGAGCATTTCCAGCTCAATCTGCCCGTATTCATCGTTGGCGATTTGGGCCTCCATGATGCGGGCCTGCCAGACCTTCGCAACCTGATCCGATGCGGCCTTTACCTCTTCATCCCTCAGCTGTGCCTCACTCTGAGCGTACTTCTGACGGATGAGCTGCTTCTGTTCCTCGGTGAGTTCGGTGTTGGCGAGCTCCTGCTGCATCTGTGTAGCCAACAGGTTACGGCGCAACTCGAATTGCTCCGAGCTGTTTTTCCGTGCAAGGTCGATTTTCTTCTGGTAGATATCGGCGGTGCGCTTCAACTCCTCCAAGCTCGTAGCCTCTTCAATCTTCTGCAGGTTGAGTTGATGCTGTTTTTCGAGGGTCTCGAGCTGGTCGAGGTAGATTTGGTAAAGCTGAGTCTTCGTGCCGTGGGCCTTTGCCTCTTCCTGCATGGCCTTCTGGATGGTGGCCTTCGTCTTCTCATAGTTGCGGTTCTCTTGTGCCAGCCGCTTCTCGCTTGCATCCTTGATGAGGTTTATAAGGGCGTCCTCTGCCTTCTGAGCATCCCTGAACACAAGGTCGTTGTATCGCTTCTGCTCACGCTCCCGCTTCTGCCTTGCCTTTTCATCCTCGGCAAGGATAGCGGCGTTTTTCTTCTCTTCCGCTGCCAGTCGCTCAGCGTTGGCTGCATCGATACGTTGCTTCTCTGCCTTGATGATGGCCTTTCGCTGTTCCTCATACTCCAGACGGGCCTGCTCCGATAGCTGGTCGGCTTCCCTCTGGCTGAGTGACATGTTGGCCTGGAATTGGGCTACCTTGGTCTCGTAGGCTCTCTGAATCTGCTGCAGCCTCTCCTGGAAAGATAGGTGGTCGAGGTTTTGATCCACTTTCTCCAAGGCGACACGCAAGGCCTCCTTCTCTTCCTGTAGCTGCTTGCGGCGTTTCCTTCCGGCCTTCTCTATGAGCTGGTCATATTCTGCCTCTCGGTTCTTTATGTACTGGTCGAGGTACTCGCTACCGAAACGGTCGAACACGTCCTGCAGGACTCCAACCTGGTTGTTGGCGTACTCATCAACACGGGCATTGCGGAATGCCAAGGTGGCTGCTTGTATGCCTTCTGTCAGCATGTCGATAACGTACTTGATTGTGCCCGTGCTGTTGCTCATCGATAGGATGAAGCCTTCCCACGCCGACTGCATCAACTTGATGGATCCTTCCACCGTGTCGAGACGTTCCGACTGGATGCGCTCGAGTTCACCGTTGACATTCTCCAACTCATCACGGAGTTCTTTGGATGCCTCAGCTCCCGACAGGAACGAGTTAAAGGCTGCCACGCTCCTTTTGTCGGTCAATTCGAGGGTGGTGTTAAGATCGACGCCGGAATCCCTCAGCTTTATTAAGGCGTTCATTATGTCGTCAAAAGTCTTGACGGAGCTGCCGAGCGTCTTTGCCAGCTTGCCGTTGGTGTCGGCAAGGTTGAGCAGGATGTTACGGGTTGCCGTCGCCGCACTGGTGGCATCGAAGCCGGCATTGGCCAAGGTGCCGAGCAATGCCGTGGTGTCCTTTAGGCTCAGCCCGTAGGCATGGGCCACAGGTGCGATTGTTGACATGGCAGTCTGGAGCATCGAGAACGACAAAGCGCTTTTGTTGGTGGCAACCGCCATAGTGGCCAGCACATCCTCAGTCTGCGTGCTGTCAAGCTCAAACGCCCTGAGTGTGGCACCTGCCAACGATGCAGCGGAGGCAAGGTCGGTACCTACCGCCGTTGCGAATTGCAGGACGTACTTCTGCATGTTCATGATCTGCTCCTGGGTGAAGCCGAGCTTTGCCAGCTCCGTCTGAAGCGAGGTGACCTGTGAGGCGGTGTATTCCGTAGTGCGGCCCAACTCCAACGCTGACTCCCTCAGCTGGTTCATTTGGGTGATGTTCACGCCGAGGATGGTGGAGAGGTTGGCGTTCGCCTGTTGGAAATTGATAATGGTTTTGTACTCGCTGGCCAGGACACGGAACGCACGGCCAACGAGTGCGATACCTGCCGCCAGTCCGACCCATCCGGCCCTCAATCCCTGCAGGGCTGAGCGGTAATTGCCGACGTTTCGCTGGAAACGCTGGGTCGCATACTCGGCATCCTTTATCTCCTTGGTTACGGCATTAATGTCCTTTTGCAGCTGCTTACCCTTGAGACCCTCACGGTCAACACGGCTCAATTCGTCGTATTGCTTGGTGAGGTTGGAGAGCTGGGCCCGCAACTGCTTGATGCTACCCATCTTCTCACGGTCGGCCTTGAGCTCATTCTGAACCACCTTGCTGACCTCGTTGACCATGGTTTTGTAGTCCTTCTCGGCCTGCTTGAGGGCCTGGAGTTCCTTTTTCTTGGTCTCTATCTCCTGGGCTGAGAATTTATGCGTTTTGCCATTCTCATTGATCTCCTTTGTCAGCTGCTGCTCCTGTTTCTTCACGTCTGACAGAATCTCATCCAGCTGCTTGAGGGTCTCTATGGCATTCTCGCTGTCGATCTGAATTTTCAGAATCTTTGTTACTTGGTTTGATGGTTGATTTATAGGCATGGCTATTTATTTTTGAAGTTAATACAAAATCTTGGTATGTCGAGAAATTGGCTCCACTGCTCGAAGGGACAGCGGCATAAAAACGGAACCCGAGGCTCGTAGGCCGTCAGTTCGTGGTAGTCGTAACTGTTGGCGCAGTCCTTACAGCAGTGCTGACCCGGTTTGATAGTGCGGTTTCTCATGGCGTTTTCATTAGTTATACTCCGAGTTGTAGCAATTCAACTTCGGCGTAGTCATCGCCGACCGTCCATTGGATTTGCTTGACGGCGAAAAACCTACCGTATTTTCCTAGGTAAACGGGTATTCTGAAATCAATATCCCGCATGTCTGTTTCATTGAGTCGTATGTGTTCGGTAAGAATACGAGGCTTACTGATAATGCCTTTATACGTGCTGTAGTAATTTCTAACTACACTTGTTGCCGCCAAATCCGAAAAATCGAGGCGTGTCACTTTCTTATTGGACTGATTATACCATTCAATTACTCGCATGATTCTCGGCTTTACTTCAGTGAACTCCGCCTTGTAAGGATCCAACGGATCACGTGTAGACTCTACCCTCCACTGGCTGATTATGTCACCGTATGAAGCAGCAAACGGTAAGGTCACCAAGTCTTTTACCTTATCAAGGGTCTCGTCGTCGACATAGAGATAGTCCTTTCGAGTCCTATCCATTACAAAGTCCTTTTCATCCTCTATCCATTGAACAACATTCTTTCTTGCATATTCACCAATGCGGAAGGATAATTTCTTCGGTGTGTCTCTAGAATACTCCAACAGCTTTGCACTCCAGTCTTTTGCTTTTTGAATATTTTCTTCTATCTCTTCGATTCTGACAAACTGGATTGTTTCGTCATCTGAATTAACCACTGGAAACAAGCAATAAAGTTGGCAAATGAATTTGATAAAGTCGAATTGAGTAATATCCGGCAGATTTTTGAAACATCTAAACTCATTAGGATATATCCTATTTCCTGTAAAGTAAATAATCTGGAGTCCGCATATTTTCCAACTAAACAAATCATCCCAATCTCCTCTTCCTCCCATCCAATAATTGTCAAAGGATCCTTCTAGGTAGCTGGTCATCCTTCCGTTGTTGTCAATGTAAAGCTCTGCTACAACCTCACCTTCCGACGCTCCTTGACAATAAATATCAAGGACACCTCCCCAATGCAGATAACCTTGTGATGTTAATGTAGGAGTTATTCTTTGCTGATCGTCATTCGTTAAAAATGTGTTATTAAGAATGAGATCAAAATAATCTAAGTGACCGGCTGCGTTTAAGATTTCACTTGCTGTCGCCGTTCCTCCATTGTAAGTGAAAGACGATTCGTCTTTAAGAGTCAATGACACAATCAAACGCATATTACCAGATCCTTTATAAATAATTTTACCTTTGGTTAATGGAGTACCGTTGACCCAACAATTTCCTAATATTGGCGTACATCTTACATTCCAACCGAAACCTAACGCTGAAGGCGATCCTGAAGGTCTCATCGTTGACGGATGTGATCCGGTTACACCAGAGTTATTATCCGAATTAGGATTCCCTTGAGGAGGGTTGCCGCTAACCTTTGTTAGTATAACGGCGAGATTTTCCATATCAAGCAGCACTTGAGTAGGCATGATAAAATTGAGGTTGTTTTCTAATTTTATCCGTTCGTAAATCTCTCTTATCGTAACAAACGGGTGAACATTAGCATAATCTACCGTACCATCGTTTCTATCAAAACCAGGATTATAGATACCGTAATACATCAGCTTTCCGATACCGTTTTGGGGAACGTATGTATTGATGCAATTGTCATCACCATACCAAATTGGAGGGTTGTCTTCAACGACATGTGATGATCCAGCTGGCACATAAATATCATAAAACGCAGCCTGCCAATTCCAATTAATGGATTGATAATAATCCTGAAGATCTTGTAATGTCTTATTCTGGTCTATCCACTCTTTACACGTTTGTAACAAACCGAAGACAATGACCACATCGTAGCTGTCGCTTTCACTGTCGAGAAGGTAGCAATAAGCCGCTTTAATCATGTGGATGCCGTTGATGGTAACCTGACACTTTATTTTACGGTGCGTCATAACGGACTCATACTGAGGACGTGTAGCAAAGTCAAATAGTTTCTCGTTACGTGTGGTTCTCGGTAGCTTGACACTGAGGGTGCTGCTACTTGTGATGCTGTCGATGCCCGTCAGCAGGTTATTGATGAACTGCAGCGTCATGCGCTGGTCTTTGTAGGTGTCGAGCGCATCCCACCTTTCGAGGCCGTAATAGTCGCTGGCCACCTCGATGATGATATCCTTTCTCATAGCTCGACATGCCCCTCCTCCGGCATCAACAAGGTGATCACCACCTGGCGATTCTTGGTGTAGTTGTCGGCATGGCGCAACACCTCGGTTTGTGCCTCAGCCTTCACGTGGGCCCTTTGCCAGACATGATTGTTGGTCGATACCGTCCTAACGAACACATCGACGTAAGGAGCGGTGAACACTTGGCGCACCAGCTCGTAGTCGAAGCCGTCCAGTTCGTTGGTGTAGGCCTTTATCTCCTTGGTGACGGTCTTAATGCGCACGGACGCATTGTCGATAACGCCCGACTCCGGCCACATGTCGTTGACGTTGGCCCTGATGTGCTCGTTGTCTTTGACTCCCTGCTGGGTGCTGTAACGATGGAATAGCCAATAACACAGCTCTCCATGGCGGTTGAGCCATCGCAGGTAGATATCTTTCTCACTCCTCGGGCAGCTATGGCCGATAAGCGTCACGGCGTTTGATCTTGGCGAGACAAAAGAGCCGTTGACAAACCCCATGCCTGCGGTGGATGAGATTCTGAGTGTGTTAGCCGAGCTATAGAAAAAATTAGGATTGATCCTGATCCGGCTATAGCTGTGAGTGTCCGGCGTTATCTGAGGGAGACTTCCTATCGTAACCGAACCGCCATTTTTCTGTATGTTGGCTTCGTCGATATTGCGGAAGTCGAACGTGAACGGGTAATTGTACCACCAGTGCAGACGGCGCTCATCCTTCCACCAGTAATCGGCATATTCATCAGCTCCGTTGACAATCTCAAAGCTAGCAGTGAAGAAAACCTTGTTGTAATATTTCAGCGTCACTGTTACGCTGTGGTTTACCACGGCCTTACTGTTATCGCTGTAGTCGAACACGGTATCTCCATGTATTGTGCCTTCAAGCATGACACGGAGAAAAGCTCCTATGTCAAACCTGGCATCCCCATTAACACCAGCCACCTTGGTCTCGGTGTAGCTCATGTAGTTTTCATTGTCGGTGACGGTTAATTGTATAGCAGCCCCAAAGTCCGGCGAGTAGTCCTGGTCTCTGTGGTACTTCAAGTCTATGAATGTGTGGCGAGAGTGTGCGAAGACATAGGCCTCCGGGTATAGGACTCTGAAATAGTGATCCTCATCATCGCCGATAACGTAATGCTGTTCCCCTGTGTCTCTCATTGTTTAGGTGTGTTAAGTTTGATTGTTTCGGTTATCTGTTTGTCGTAAATCACGAGCACACGCCGACCGATGTTGTCGATGGTCTGCTGTATCTCGTTGCTGTAGATGTCGGCACGGCCTCCTTGGCGGTACAACTCCGTGCCTTCGTGGATAATCTTATAGGCCACAGCCCATGCGTTGAGGTTCAACCCTTTGTCCTTTATCCACTGCTCGATGATGGCGTGGAATGAGTATGGTACCTGGTTTGTCGGATTCCTCCACGGGGCGGTACCCGTCTCGAGGTTCCAGAACTGCTTGCGGCCGACCAGCTCTCCAGTGTCGCCGTCCACGTTGACCTGCATGGATGCGATAGTCTTACCGCTGGCCACCTGCCCTGCTTGGCGGTGGTTGGCGATGATGCGCTGCTTGAGGTCTTCGAGCTCCTCACGCAGCACGATGTTGGGTGTTTCCTTGATCTGCATCGCCTTACTCCCTTCCGATTATCTGCTCTATGAATTCGGCATATTTAACCTCGTGGCACTCACCCTTGGCCTGGAGGCTGAATGTGACGATAAGGCAAGCGCACACCGCATCGAAGCGAAGCGGGACGCACTGGTAGTCGTAGTGTGTCAGCGTCTCAAAAAGGCCGCTGGCGTTGATGGCATCGACAAAATTGTTCATTACCTCCTTCTTTTCCTCGAAGATGGCCGCCGTGTCGTCTGCCTCCTTGGTGGCATCCTTGTTGAACGGCACGACACCGCACCACATCATCTGCACCCTTGAAGTCTCGAACCTGTGCCCGGTGGTTTCCGAAATGTCGAACGCCCCTCCCTGTGGGATGTAGTTGACGGTGAAATCCTTATACTCACGGGCCAGCTTCGGCATGATGTTGTTGAGCTCGTAGCCGTCCACAAGATGGACGTAGTGGGAGCCTATGCTCCTCACGATGGTTTTGATTTCTTTCTCAATGTTCATGTCTTTAATTGTTTTGCTTGTAAACGATATCACGATAGCGCCTCTCGTAGTCATGGTTCTGTTTGTCGATGAGGGCGCAATTCCAGACCTTGATCCACTTGACCTTCAGCACCTCCTCGTGGTCGGTGATACCCATGCGGCGGGCGTACCAGTCTATGGTGCCGAAGATGCCGAAGTCGAGGTCTTCGACTCCAGCCTGTTTCTCCTCTTGGGTGTAGTGGGGCTTCAGCTGCTTGAACAGCTCGGCGATGCGGTGAAGCTCCGACTGGATGAAGTTGACCAGCCCGATAACCTCCAGTGCCGGCCTGCCGAGCAGCTCGTTGGGATCGACACCGAGGATGACCCTCACCGACTCCAACTCGTTGCCTTCCTTTATCTCCATCAAGTCGGTTAGCTGATCCATGGTCAGCCCGTTGAGGTCTTTGGGCACCTTTTGGCCGCAGACCGTTTCCGGGCATGGTGCCTGTTTAAGCTCCTCCTCGCTATCCTTGGCGATGAGACCCAGCCGTTTCAGCATGGCGTAAGTCTTGAATGTCATTTGCTTTTGCTTTTTCATTGCTATGTCATTGTGTTGCCTAATTGTTTAACCTTGGCTTTACCGCCTGAATACATAGGACGCACATAGTTGACCATCCCAATGATGAGCATATCCAGTGTGTCCGGGGAACGTCCGAGCAGCCTCTTCTGCTCTTCCTTGCTGATGATCGACAGCTTCTGAGTGTCGCCGTCGATGTTGTTTTGTCGTAATACCTCCATTTCTTCGGTCAGCCTCTCCCTCTGCTCATCGGTGCAGATCACGTGGATAAGCCGCTTATTGGTGAAGTACGCCAGCTTGAAGGCGCACTCACTCTTGAGGTTGGCGAACTTCTTACTGTCGAACGCCGAAGAGCCGCCGTGGAACTCACGGATGCCGGGGATGTAGTCGGCGAGATAGCTGCCGTTGCCGTCGCTGTCAACCGTGATCATCGACCGAGGCACCGAGTAAAGCTGGGCCTTTGACCTCACATCGAGCTCCAGCTTGGTTGCCTGGATATACGGGATATCCGACACAATCCTAACCACGAGGCCCTTCCAAAGACCGAGGATATAGCGGTCACGGCCTTTAAGGGCGATATCGCCAGACATGGCCGGATCGCCTTCCTTGACAAAATCGTTGGTGAACATGTCGGTGATGGCGTCATACTCGCACAGCTGGCTTGGGTCGTTCTCATACTCCCAGATGCCATATTGGAGCCTCTGCCTGGTAACCTTATCCTCGATGGACTGCAGGGCCGTGATGTACTCCTGCGACAGAAACGGATTATCTGTGTTGTCTGCCGGGATGAAGGCGTAGGGGATGCCGAGCACCCTGTTACGCCACGGCTTGTAGAACCTCGTATAGAGCCAATTCTTCTGCGGGTTGCACGACAAAAAAATTTTCGGTGGGATGTGGTACACGTCGTTAAGGTGACGGCCTATCCTGGACTTCAACACCTCAAAGGCGAGGTGATGAACCTCACCGGCCTCCTCGATGAAGCCGCCCGTGAACTCCTTGGAGCCGAGCCGCTGAAACATCGGGTCTTTGATGGGGTAAAACGACAGGTCGAGCAGGATGATGCTTGACCCGTTGTTGAAGATGATGCCCTCCTCGTTGATCCTGTAGGCGGTGTAGTTTTCTGCGACGCACACCTTGCCGAAGGTCACCACGACGGACTGCCTGGAGTCCTTTAGATTGTTACGCCCTAAGAAGTAGCGGACACCTGGGAAGTGTGAACACATGAAGAGAAGCCAATAACAGCCGAGCCACGACTTACCGCCGCCGGCAGCACCTCCAAACAGCAGGTACATGATGCCGAGGTAGGTGTCATGGAGAAACCTCCAGCCCTTATATTGCTTCTCTGTGAGGTTCATCCGAACAGCTCCTCCTCCGTTACCTTCTCAACGCCTTTCATCACTTCGGGGAAGCTGACGTTTACATTGGTGATTGATTCGCCGTTGGTGGTGAAGTCGCTCTTCTCCGCCAGTCCGTTGAGCCGCGCCACTATGTTGCCCTGGTACACGCCGGCAATGGCACCGTCGATCTGCTTGCCTGCGATGACATTCTCTATCGCGCGTATGACTGTAAGAAATTCAGGTGTCTGGTACTGTTCCGACTTCTTGAACTCGACCCAGTTCGATATCCCGGCATGGGCCTGGAATGAGTAAAGCGAGTAGGGGGTGCGGTTGGTGGTCTTCTCGCTGTTGTTTTTCTTCTCGGTTCCCTTTGGCGTTTTTTTCGTGCCTGAGGCGGTCTTTTCCGACGCGTCAATGGGATTGTCGTCCGCCCATGCGAAATATTCTGTAGCTGCACGCCACAGCTCCGTAGGGGTTTTGAATTTCGGTGGCCTACCTCTTTTTTTCTTGATCCGTTCGTCGATGACCTGCCAGAGCTCCTTTTTCTTGGAGGATCTTCTTGCCTTTGCGGTGGTTTTTCCCTTGGCGGTTTCCGTTGCGCCGTTGTCTTCTTTTTTCATTGTGTTGATTTTTTGCTGGTTATGATTTGCAAAAATATATCATTGTTCGCATTATGCGAATATTTTGGCAAAAAAAATAAGCCCGAACCTTGCGGAACTGGCTTTGTGGCCGCGATTGATGATACCTGGTGTCAAAGGAGGGTCAAGCCATTGCGCGGCTCAATTCCTCGGTAATGATATTTTTTTTGAATAGCAACAAAAAAACACTTTTTTTTCAAAAAAAAACAAAAAACAGGGGATTCAGGGGGTCGGTCGCGCGAAGCGCACCGACAAATCTATCTCCGTCAGGAGATAGATCAATATATTCTTCCATTCTTACATTATTAATATTCTTGTTATGTGGGAGGAGGTGTGGGAGGAGGTGTG